AGATTCCAGGTAGTTATGCCTAGTGATGACAAGGTAGAAGTTATTGTAGCTAATACAAAATTAATGACAACACAGAAAGAAGTTTTAAATTTAATCTGGGAACAGACAGGAGTTTACTTTGAACCATTAAAACCAAAAGACTATAGAGCAAAATTAAATGAATGGAGAAATGGTTGTGAGACTATTTACCCACCAAAAGGCACACAGATTGCAGACAGATTACACGATGAGCTCTATCAGTATTGTATTAATGGTCCACAAGCTAAACAAAGGGGACAGATAAAAAATGGTGCGTGTTATACTAATGACGGAAATCATTACTTTAAATTTACATCTTTCATCCAGCATCTAGGTAGTGGTTGGAAAATTCCAGAAGAAAGAATTGCAAGACAACTAGAAAAAGATTGTAAGGTAGAATTTAATCATTCATTAAATGTAGATGGTAAAACAATAAAAGTCTGTCGACTTCCACAACTTCACATGGATCAGATAGAATATCAACCAGTGGAGAGAAAAGAGAGTAATTATTAATGGCACAGTATAAAGTTATTGGTCCTCCAGGCACTGGGAAAACTAGAAAACTATTAAGTACAGTACAAAAATATATAGACCAAGGTATGTCTTTAAAAAATATAGGTTACTTTGCTTTTACTAGAAAAGCAGCTAATGAAGCTAGAGATAGATTCTTAGCAGACAATGTTGGACTAAGCAAAAAAGACTTACCATATTTTCAAACGCTTCACTCGTGTGCATTTAAACAATTAGGTTTAAAAGAAGAAAATGTAATGCAAGAAGAACACTATAAAAAAATAGGTGAGACTTGTGGTATTCAAATTACATATGCAAAACATGAAACCAATCAATGGAATGGAATATTTTCTTCTGACAGTGAATACTTAGGTTTAATTAATTTAGCTAAGGTAAAACAAATTACACCAGAAGAACAGTTTAATCTTAATGAACACCTGACTAGAATTGATGGATATAAATTAAATGCAATATCAAAAGAAATAACTAACTATAAAAAAACTTATGGTCTTATAGACTTTAACGACATGGTAGAAAGTTTTTTAATAAAAGGAACTTGTCCAGAATTAAAGGTTATTTTTGTAGACGAAGCACAGGACTTATCTTTAATTCAATGGGCTATGTTAAAAAAATTAATCAAAGACAATGACAATCCAGATGTATGGATTGCAGGAGATGATGACCAAGCAATCTTTGGATGGGCTGGTGCAGATGTAAATTCTTTTATTGCATGGCCTGGTCAAGAAATACCTTTAACTAAATCAAGAAGAGTCCCGATTGATATTCAAACTAAAGCTTTAGATGTCATATCTAGGGTTGGAATAAATAGAATACAAAAAGATTATTTACCTAAAGAAGAACGAGGAGAAATAGTTGAAAGATTTAAACTTACAGATCTTATTACAGATATGGAAAAAGGTGACTGGTTAATATTAACTAGGACTAATTCATTATTAAAACCAATACTACCTATACTTAAAAGACACGGTTTGTTTTTTCAAACAGCACAGGGAAATAGTATTGGTAAAGCTTTGTATGAAGACATAGGATATTGGAATCAAATGAGAGAAGAAAAAGAAATTCCAGACATACAAAGACAAAGAGTAGAAGAAAGAATGTCAGAAGTAGATATTACTTTACCGTGGCAAAAAGCTTTTACTAAAGTGTCTCCAACTCAAATAGATTATATGGAGTCTATGATTAATAATGGTGAAGACTTATCTCAAGAACCTAGAATCAGAGTGTCTACAATACACGGAGCTAAAGGAGGAGAAGCAACTAATGTTGTTTTATTTTTAAATCAAACAACAAACACTATGGCAGGTGCTAAAAAATCTTTAGAAAAACAAGATGAAGAATACAGAGTTTGGTATGTGGGTGTAACTAGATCTGCAAAAAATTTATATTTAATAAAAGCAAACAATAAATCAAAGGAGTTTAAAATATAATGGCGTACTTAAATGCAAACATACCAGTAATAGAATGCTGCGTAAGAGGAAATTACTTAAGAGATCAAAAAGATTCACACGATAAATATTTTGAAGTAGGAGTATTTGGTTTTAGTTCTATACCAAACAGAGTGCCTATGTTTCATTTCTTAATGGAAGATGGTGGACTATGGTGGCGAGCACCCATATCAGCTTTCTGTACAAAGCCTGGAGTAAAAGAATTACCTCTTGATGAATTAGTTATGTGGGACAGTTTTAGTTACAATGTAAGTGTTACAACTTTTTATGAATTAGCTGGAGCTACAATGCAATATACATCAAGGAGAAAAGTAAAAAGAAAAGGTAAATATTTATTCACAATTGATTGGTGTGCAGGAGATTTTAATGAATTAAATTTTGGCTATGCAGAAAAACCAGACCAACATAAATGTGGTCATGTTCTTGAATTAGAAGACGGTAATTTTGCTATACAACCTAACAATAGACTTAAAATGTTTGATGCATCTATGGGTGTTGATCCATCTAAAAATTTAATTAATAGATTAGTAAGTAGCAAAATATATTCTGTAGAAAATTCTGCTAAATGGATTACTGATGAACATGAAAAAGGTAGTTATGACTACAAACTTAAAAATCTAAAGGAGGACAAGTAATGAAACCATTAGTATTTAAAGCACAAACGGAATGGTCTAAGCCAGAAGAATTTCCAGATCTTAGACAAGCAGATGTAATTGCAATTGACTTAGAAACATGTGATCCAGATTTAAAAACAATGGGATCTGGTTCTATTGTTGGTCGTGGTAAAGTTGTAGGCATAGCTGTAGCTACTGATGGCTACTCAGGATACTTTCCATTTGATCACGAAGGTGGTGGTAACCTAGAAAAAAGTAAGGTAATTCAATGGTTTACAGATGTCTGTAAGTCAGATGCAATAAAAGTATTTCACAATGCAATGTATGATGTGTGTTGGATTAGATCGATGGGAATAAAAATTAACGGACAGATTGTTGACACAATGATTGCAGCGTCACTAGTAAATGAAAATAGATTTAGATTTGATCTTAATAGTTTAGGTTGGGATTACTGTGGCCAGGGTAAAAATGAATCTGAATTAAACGAAGCAGCAAAAGAATGGGGAGTAGATCCTAAAGCTGATATGTGGAAACTACCTGCAATGTATGTAGGTAACTATGCTGAACGTGATGCAGAACTAACATTAAATTTATGGAAGGTTATGCAAAAAGAACTAACGGACCAGGACCTAGGATCTATTTTTGAACTCGAGACAGATCTGTTTCCTTGTCTGGTTGATATGAAATTTCTTGGTGTGAGAGTGGACGTTCAAAAAGCTCATACACTGAAGCAACAGCTAGCATCAGAAGAAGAAAAGTTACTCCAAAAAGTAGAATTAGAAACAGGGATAGAACCTCAAATATGGGCAGCACGATCAATTGCCAAAGTTTTTGATAAACTGAAACTAGACTACGAACGAACGGTAAAGACCCAAGCGCCTTCATTTACTAAAAATTTTCTCTCTTCTCATAGTCATCCTTTAGTACAGTGTATAGCAAAAGCTAGAGAAATAAACAAGGCACACACAACATTTATAGATACAATTATTAAACATGAACATAATGGTAGGATTCATGCAGATATAAATCAAATTAGATCAGATACTGGTGGGACAGTAACTGGTAGATTTAGTTATTCTAATCCTAACCTACAACAAATTCCTGCACGCAACAAAGACTTAGGACCATTGATCCGATCCCTCTTTATTCCCGAGTCTGGTTGCGAGTGGGGATGCTTTGACTACAGTCAACAAGAACCAAGACTCGTAGTGCACTATGCATCCCTTGATCAAGACGCCAGCGTATTTAATGTTAAGGATGCTTACGAAGATGGTAATGCAGACTTTCATACAATCGTTGCAGAAATGGCTGAGATACCAAGAGACCAAGCTAAAACAATTAACTTAGGATTGTTCTATGGTATGGGTAAAGCTAAATTACAAGCAGAACTTGGTGTATCAAAAGATAAGGCAGAAGAATTATTTTCTATCTATCACGAGAGAGTACCCTTTGTAAAAAGTTTGACAAGATCTGTATCTAACAGAGCTCAGCAACGTGGACAGATAAGAACTTTACTAGGTAGGCTTTGTCGTTTCCATTTATGGGAACCAAATACTTTTGGTATGCATAAAGCATTACCATTTGATCAAGCTGTCCAGGAACATGGACCAGGCATCAAGCGTGCTTATACTTACAAAGCATTAAATAAATTAATACAAGGTAGTGCAGCTGACATGACAAAAAAATCTATGTTAGAGTTATATAAAGAAGGGATTGTGGCACATATACAGATACATGACGAACTTGATATTTCTGTTAAAGATGATAAACATGCTAAAAAGATTGTAGAAATAATGGAATCTGCAGTTGACTTGGAGATACCTAACAAGGTAGACTACGAGAAGGGTAAAAATTGGGGTGATATACATTAAGGGGGAAAATTAAAATGAACTTAAAAGAGCATATACCACATTTTGTGGCAGAACATAAAAAAGCAATAGCTGTTGCTGTTGTTATTTTAATTATAGCTATAGTTATATAGTATGAAAAGAGACCGCAATGAACTTAGCCGACCTGTTAAAAAAAAATATTGTAATGGTACCTGTAGTAGCTTCAGTGCTAGTCGGGACATTTACGGGCGTTCGTTATATTGTTAATCTCACAGACACTATCAATACTAATCAGCAAGAAATAGTAGATCTTAAAAGAGATTTAAAAGTTGCCAAAGATAAAATTACAGATCAAAATACAAGACTAACTTCTGCTGAGTCTACTTGGCAGATGGCAGAGAATTTATATAGACAACTAGCAGATCAAGTTAGAGAACACAGCTACGATATAAAAGATTTAAATAGGTAAACATATGGAGATAGCCAGGATGGAACCAGAAAACCACAATTGGACATTTACAGCAATATTAATTTTAGCATTATGTTTGTTAGCTTGGGTTGGTCCTGCATATCCTAAGAACGAATATCTTAACGAGTATGGTGTAAGATGTGGTGAGATGGAATTTAGAGTTGAAGATAGAAATAACGAACAAGATTATCATACATATAACTCAAATGATTATGATAATGATTCACAAAATTTTAGTATAACTTACAGAAAATATTTAGGTACAGACTGTAAAACATCAAAAGAAAATGTACAAATTAAACAACAACTAGAACTAATGAAAATGTGTGGTAGGGTTAATGCTAATCCAAGCCTTGCACACAATGAAAATTTTAGATTGTTAGTGTCTAAATGTAGGGGTGTAACTCCTGCAAGAGATAATACTAGACCTGAAGATGCTAAAAGCCACTGGGATGATTTAAAAGATGACTATAAAAAAGAGAATCCAGAGATTAATTTAATGGGAGATAAGTTCATAAAATCAAAGAAAAAGAAGCTTATTATACCTAAGTATTTAACTGAAGACGAAAATGTGATATTACCTTTACCTAAACCAAAAGATGATTGATAAATTTTTATATAATTTTTTTGCAGGATTAGATAGATTGTGTGAAGCGATTGCTACTAAATTAGCAGGACCACGTTGTCAGTGTGGTAAGAAAAAGAAAAAATGAGCAATAAACCACTGAACATATCAGAATCTGCAGCTGTACAGATGCCGATGAAAACCGTAGCATCCCTAATAATTTTAGTTGCTATGGGTGTATTTGCTTATACCGAGCTCACTTCAAGATTAGTATCACTGGAGACATCACGTGAGTTGTTTGAAAATGATTTACTTAAAAAATCTGAACAAGTCCCTGTGGACCAGGAGCAACATTTTTTATTGGAAGATCTTTACAAGTCCGTAGAGAAAATGGAAAAAACTCAAGAGATGAATATGACTAATAAAGTTAATATAGAATTTCTTAATTCACAATTAGAAAAAGCATTAGCTGATATAGAAGAATTAAAAGATAAAGTAAGAGAAAATGGAAAGGCTTATTAATGACAGAGTTAGTAGTAGCTTTACTTATGATTGTACACGGAGAGATCAAGGAGGCACGTATCCAGCCTTCGATGTCTGAATGTCTCAAAGGGGCACGTACAGCTAGACGTGATTCTAAATCGCACGTAAAGTATCAATGCCTGAAGCAAATGGCCGAGCTCGAAAAAAATATAGATGGATCTTTTTCGATAAAGAAGTTAATATTAAAGTAATGACAAAACCAAGATATATAAACGGTGAAGTTTTAGTACCTAGACCAATTAAGAAAGCAGCATTAGGTAAATCTTTTTTTATTGGTAGAGTTGCATTAGACACTGCAGAAAACACTACTGATGTTAGTATTAAAAGAAATGATAATATCAAACAACCTCATTTAGATAATTCTAAGGTAAAGGATACTGAATGGAAGACTTTGAAAGACATATACTAATGCCTAAAAAATCTAAATTTAACAGCACAGAAATTAGAACGGAGATAGTAAATGGAGATTGTCCTAAGTGTGAGTCTTATACTGTACTGGTATCTATCTATGAAAATATATTTAGATGCATGACATGTGGTTATGATCTTGAACAAAAGGTAAATGGGAAAATAAGTTACATTCCACATATATCTAATGCAAGAGATATAGACTTAGCATTGAAAAAATTATAATGGCTAAACAAAAATTTACACATTTTGTACCTCGTGCTAAACCTAAGAAGAGGCCTGGAGTCCACACAAAAAGTTTAAATAAAAACAAAAAATTACAAAAAAAATTGACACGCTACAAAGGCCAAGGAAGATAACTTCCTGCCTTTAAAGAAAATAAAGGCAGAAAGAAAAAAGGTGTGATGTGTGATAAATATATCACATTACTGTGGCTGTCAAGTCACAGTCTCTAACTTACAAGAAAATTTAGTGTAAGCTAGCATACTATTAGTCCATTCTGGATCAAACTCTGCCATTAATTTATGCGAATATTCATAGCCAGAAACAATGCAGCTACTATAATCATCAAATAAAATTGTAGGGGTCGGTATAATTTTGCACTGGTGATTTGCTAGTTCACTACATAAAACCATCAATAAAATATATTTCATTTAATCCTTGACTTAATAATTACAACACATATACTCCCATAAAATATAACAAGGAGAAATATGACAGACACAACTAAATTTAAAAATGTATCTTTGTCTAAGAAAACTTATAGTGATGTAGGTGTTCTCAGTAAAGAAATTTTTGATGTTCAATTATCGCTATCAAAGACTATTGAATATTTAGTAGATAAAGAAATGAAGAAAGTAAAAAAAGGACAAACAAATGGACACGCCAAAAAAGAATAAAGTTATTTGTCCTACTTGTAAGGGCAATGGATACATTAGAATACCGTATCGTTTAGCTAAAGAAGAAGTTACAGCTCAGTGTGGAGTATGTGATAGTCAAGGAGAATTGGATGCAGATAAGGTTGATAATATTGTTGTTGATGCTGATGGCATTCACAGGTTGCAGTAGAGATTTGGATTTTAATCCTACAACAACTATACTAAAACAAATGATGAAAGGAAAAAAATGACAACACTAGAAGACGAACTTAAGGAACATATTAGTACTTTAAAACAACAACTAAATCCTAATGGAGAAGTTGTCTGGGACAAACAAGTTGGGGGATCTCACTACCAAAACTTTACGATTCAACCGGCAGAGTTTGTAAATAAAAACAAATTATTATTTGCTGAAGGTAATGCTATTAAATATATTTGTAGACACTCTACCAAAGGGGGTGTTGAAGATATAGATAAAGCAATTCATTATCTAGAAATGATTAAAGAAAGGGATTACTCATGAAGACAGAACAGGAGATAGTGGATGAGATTGTACATAAGATAACCAGTATGTTAGACAAACACGATGCAACACTAATTGCAGGAGCTCTAACAGCTTTAGGTTTGCAGATATATAAAACTCTTCTTAATCAAAAAGAATATGCTGCTATGCAAAAACATATCTTAAAACGATCAAATCAGATACAGCCATTTACAGAAAGGAAACTACACTAATGAAAGAATATCAATTTACTAGAATTGAAACAATAAAATCAATTCAAATAATACAAGCAGAAAGTCAAGAACAAGCAGAAAAACAATTAGAAATGGAAGGATTTGACGAAAGTTGTGATGAGATTATTTCGTCAGAAACTCAAGGAGAGGAGATTATATGAAAAAGGTAACTATAACTAGTGATGACATTACATCAAAACAATGGTCTAATCTTTTATTAGAATTAAATCTAATTAAGAAAGCTTGGAAACCTTATGCAACATTAGAAATGAAAGCTATGAATCTAAAAAAAAT